CCAATAAGGTTAATGGCATCGCATACCAGCACATAAACTAAGAGTGAGGCATGAAACTCACTAATGGTGGCATCACGATCGATGTGGGGAAAGCGGACGTAGATTTTTATCTTCGTCACGGGTACAAGAAAATTGAAGAGCCGGTAGCAGTACCGGCTCCTGAGGTTGAGCAGGAACTGCCACCTGAGAAAGCGGCTAAGCCGGAGAAGGTGGCGGAACCTGTCAAGAAAGTTAAAAAGGTGGTGAAACATGACTAGAACAATTAAAGGCATTGATTGGATGGTGCAGCTGGAAGAAGCAGAATTAACAACTGAACCCTCAACCGATGCTGAATCTGTTACGGGTACAGCAACTGATGTGGCAGTAACGCCAGCTTCGTTGATGGCTGGATTGGCGGCATTGGCATTTCCAATTAAGATGACTGATCTTGATCCTGCCTGTTCCAGTCTCCGGATCGGAAACTGGAAAGCTTCTCAGGATTCGGGCAATGCGGTTTTATTTGCTTCCCGAATGAATGTGAATTCAGATGGACAACTTGATGTAATGGCAGTATTCGGTGAAAGTACAACGGATCTGACCAGCGCATATAGCGCAAAGGCGGGACGTTTTCGACATCTGATCAGCGCGGCCTCCGATACGGTTTTCAATCAGGAAACCTATGGCTTGGTTGGCCAATTAGTTGTCAAAAATGGCAGTCTCAATCACTATCACGCCGGTATTATGGGCACATTCGAGACCAATACCGATTGCGATATTCAAACAAGTTATGGCGCCGCAGCCGTGGCAGCTCGATTAGGTGGAGCAGGCACTACAGTTGAAACCGGTGGATTACTTGCTGGATTTCTGGCAGTACAACATATGAGTGCGTTCACGGCAACTGGAACCTTGGCAGCTTTCGCAACTCATAAAACTGCAACTGGAATAGCATGGCCTGTTGGTTTATATATCCAATCGGGTAGTGTCACAAAAGGAATTGATATTACCTGTGCAGCTATTGGCGCGACTGGACGCATTGCATTTCTGGGTGGATCTATTGCCGATGGTAATTTGGGTGATGGATATGGAGCCGTTGAGGTTGACCTCACGATGACCGGAACAGGCGCGGGTCATGTTGCTGCCTTCTCCTCCTGGATCAATCTGGCAGCGAGTTCAGCCGGTGGTACTGGTCTGATTTGCGCACAAAATAACGGTATCTGGGTTTCTTCGACCGGCACACCGATGGCTTCATCAACTGCGATTATTGGTATGCGGATGCAATACGTTGCCGAGGGCGGTGGAAATGCAGGAGCATTATATTTGTTTAGTACAAATATTTACTCTAATCAACTCACAGCAATGTTCCATGTAAATGCAGCGGTTGATCTAACCTGGGCGACCGGGGCAAAATCTACTAACGCAGGTAGTATTCCTCTCTTCAGAGATGTGAGTGCTGGTAAGACCTGGTACGTGAACGTTTACGACGGATAAGAAAATGGGCGGGTGAATAGCCCGCCCCAAACCAACGCCTTTTGGCAGATTGGAATAGATATGCTTCTAAATACAAAAGAACGGCTGATACTCATTGCTACATTACCAAAGGAAGGCGATTACACAACCCTAAAGATCGTCCGCAAATTGCGAGAAGATTTGTCTTTTACGGAAGAAGAACATAAGGCACTGAAATTTGTGGACGATCCTAACGGAATGATACATTGGGAACCTTCCGGTGATAAACCCGTTGCAATAGATATAGGAGAAAAAGCCAAAGATATCATTACGACGGCATTGCGTAAGTTGGATTCCGAGAAGCGATTGACCGAAGACCATATTGAACTTTATGAGAAGTTTATTAAGGAATAGGATAAGTCTATGGCAGTTTACGCGACCTATACTCAATATACAACTGACTATCTCGGAACCGCTATAGCCTCCGCCGATTTTGCGGCTCTGGCATTACGCGCAAGCGCCTATATCGACCAACTTACGTTTAACCGTGTCGCTGCGATAGTCCTGGCTGGCACTGATACCGCAAATATCGCCTTGATCATGATGGCATGTTGTAGTGTCGCAGAATCATTGCAGACCATCGATACAAATGGTACTACTAGTGGTATCAAATCAGAGAGCATTGGTAATAACTCCGTGACCTATATGGACGGGACTTTTGCTACTCTTTCGATTACTGCTAAGCTAAGACAGGCCGCATCCTTGTATCTAGGATCAACGGGGTATATGTACGCTGGATTTGCCAGCGGCGAATATGGTGGGGTATTCGATGCGGACTGATGCGGGCGTTTACGAAATAATCAACACCGTCAATGGCAAGAGATATATTGGCGGTAGTGTTAGCGTTACCAGTAGACTTCAACAGCATATCAGGAAGTTGGTTGGGCAAACACATACGAATCATCATCTACAAAGCGCGTGGAATAAATACGGGCCAGGTTCTTTTGAGTTCAATCCTTTATTTTTATGCGACCGCAGCATGGTATTGGTTTACGAACAAATGTGTCTTGATGCCATGAAACCAGAATATAACGTTGTTTATAATGCGGCCGCCCCAAATAAAGGGAGAGTATTTTCGGAAGAAGTCAGGGCCAAGATAGCCAAAGCTGGAATAGGTCGAATTACCTCAGATGAGACCCGCCGGAAACTAAGCAAAGCATTAAGAGGGCGTAAGTTATCTGCCGAGGTAATCAAAAAGCATGCAATAGCGGTAACGGGAAAACATCCGTCCCAAGAGGCACGTCAAAGAATGAGTGAGGCTGGCAAAGGTAGAAAATTCAGCGAAGAGCACAAGGCTAGGATAGGCGCAAAAACTAAGGCAAGATGGAACTCGGAAGAATATAGACAAAGATTAAGTCAATCACTGATGGGTCGTGTACATTCTTAGGAAACCAGAGAAAAAATGCGTGATGCTTGGACTATTCGTAAGGCGCAAAGGGTAACTGAATGAGAACAAATTGCGCATGCACCATATATAACAAATATATTGTGTCGGGTGCTGAAAAGTACCAGCGCACACAACTTTCTGACGTTGCATGGGAGAACCGCAAGCAGGCAAATGTCATTGCAAGTGGGTTACTGGCGGCTGATAGTGCGACTGTCTATATCCCGTTTGTGCTTGGGACGGACTATCTCAAACCTATCGCATGGCAAGCGGCAAAGACTGGCAAGTGGACACTTCAGATCGGCGATGTAATTGTCAAGGGTACGGTGACAGACGAGATAACGGGCGGGTTCACTATGACCAATCTGAAAGCAAAGTATGACGATGTTGTAGTGATAAAAAGCGTAGATACGATGGACGCGGGTAGTTTATCTATGCAGCATTGGCAGGTAGGTGCATCATGACGAAATTCTTTCGCAAGTGCATTCTGCCTCTTACTTTGTTGACTAGATATTCTATGTTACCACGGTCAATATCCGGATCAACGCGTGATGCTTTCGTTCCGAATACCTTATCGCCTCTTTGCCACTTAAAAAGAATGTCTAAATTACCATCTAGTGCCCAAGGTTCATTCGACGGACGAACAGATATCGTTAATTGGCGAGATTCAATCACATCAGCCAAAGATTCTTTAAAGATATTCTCAAGTTGTGTTGGAGTGAACATATTCAATCCTTTCTCTAGGTCAATTATATCATGACTTCTCCTGTAATCCTAACTCCCAATGGTTTTGTTGCTATAAACAGGCAGGGAAAAGCCGACCTTGTCATGCGGATGGAATGGGACCCTACTTTTCAACCCAAATGGCAACGGCATTATAGCGATGCCCAGAAGTTCGTGGATAGTGAGGTACTGCGTCTATCAGAACCTTACACGCCCCTGCGCACGGGAATGATGATCAAATCAGGAACTCTTGGCACGGATATAGGAAGTGGCACTGTTCAATGGATAGCGCCCTACTCACGCAGACAATACTACTCTGCACGCAAGCCAGGAAGTCAAACTGGACCATTACGTGGGCCGTTTTGGTTTGAGCGAATGAAACAGGTTAGCGGTCAGACGATTCTCGCGGGCGCGCGTAAGATAGCAGGGAGAGGCGCATGAGCGTTATCGCGGCACTAAAGACGTACTTCACAACCTATGCAACCCCTGCCGGACTTGAATCGGGCGCGCCAATCTGGGTTGACTTTCTCGGTCCTAATCCGACACAATACGCCATTATTCCCTTACCCGGAACGAAGATAGTCACATGGTATATCAATGGCGGGTCGGTACGTGAGTTTCCGTTTGCCTTTCAATCCATGAGTAGTACCGCGGATGAGGTTGAACGATTAGGAAATGTTGGGTTTTATGAGGCACTTTCGGATTGGTTCGAGACACAGACAGAAGCCGGAATACTACCAACTTTGACAGGATCGCCCATCAAAACAGCAACCGCAATCGAATATCTTGGATGGGCATTCATGTTAGAACAAGGCCAGTCTGAGACTGGCATATATCAGATTCAATGTAAGTTAACGTATGAGCAAGCACCATAGGAGATATTATGACTAAAATCAAAAGATCACAGATACAAACGTTTATAAATACCGTCCCAACAAATCCGCATGTTCTGGTATCGCCCTCAATAGGTGCCAGTTATGCTCTATTGGGACCGGGCGTTGTAACCGGCGAGGTCAATATGAATCCGAAGAGCACCACGGAAACATATCTAGCAGACGATAGTGGTTCTACCACTATTGACAGTTATGCCCCGACTTATCCGGTCGAGCAGACCGCAATCCTCGGCGATGGTGTATTTAACTTTGTGGATCAGTTACGTCTTGACCGGGCCATTCTGGGTGCCGCCGAAACTGATATTGTG